ACGAGATAGGAGTCCGTCTCGTGGGCTCGGAGATGTGTATAAGAGACAGTATTTAAAGTTTCTGGAGGAGAGTTTCTAATCCCTAAAATATCATACCCTTCTGTGTCTTTAAACCCGTTAGAAGAGGTAAACTTACCATCAATATCTTTTGCTTCAACTACTATATCTAAATCTCTAAAAGGACCATTTGGAATAGCTTCATTATCTTCAACTCTCAATACAAAACTTCCTTCAGCACTTATAGGGAATGTTGAAATATGTATCGGCGCTCCTACAGGTTTATGCCCTTCTCCAGGTTCATAATAGCTAATTTTAGTTTCAAAATTTTGCACAAAATCTACAATCTTAGAAACTTCTCTATTAAACTGCCAAGTCCATAATATATTGGGCTCTGGATTATGATAATTATATGTAGACCTTTCTGCAGGATTATTTGCGGCTTGCCCTCGTCCCCTTAAAGATGTTACCCCTATAGTTTCAACACTATCTCCTAAATTATCAAAATACATAGCTTGCCGATTATTAAACGTAGAGAACAATACCCCATTGCTAGAATACTCCATACCGTCAAAACCCCAAAATGAGAAGTCATAGTATCCATTATCTACAATCCGATAAAGAATACTTATATTCTCAGTATCGACTGGGACTGGGATAAATTGAGGTTGTATATCTGTAGGTCTAACTGAGGCAGATAATGTTTTAGATTCTTCAAATTTTACTGCATAAAAAGCTATATATTTATTATTGGCCCCTTTTTTAACCACAAAATTAATTGGGGCTATTTGAGTGTAGTCTGATATTTCTACCGCTTGAAGTTCTGGAGTTCCTACAGAAGAGGCTGTAAGAGTGTCTTCAAATCTAGCCCCAGTTTCTATGATGTTAAATTTTCCAGTAAAATGCTGAACTCCATAGACATCATAAACATTATCTTTTTTCTCTCCAACCCTTATAGTCTTCCACATATCAAATTCACAATCTTCAACAGGACTTCCAGATTGTTCTATGCCAAAAACAAGGCCATTTGAAATATCATAAGCCCCTGTTTCGAAAGGGCTCGCATTATAACTTGCCCCCGTAAATAAAATTTCCGTCCTACCACTCTCAACTACAACATTAGTTCCTTCAAAATAAACTTCTTGAAGCTCTCCGCGTTTTATTCCGCTTAAATCTTGAGATGTAAAGTTTGTAGAGAAATCTACAATTGATGGATCATAGTTAAAGGTTGGAGTGGCTAAAGTGAATTTATAATCATTCTCTACAGATATAGGAATTTTACGATCTAGCAAAATTCTTGCCCCAGAAGGGTCTTCCCAAATTCTAGTTCTTAATGTTCTACCTGAATATCTTTTCTTTGTTCTGTTTTCGTCAAAAGTTTTAAATATATCTCCAGGTCTTAAAGAAGCTCCTTTTAAACCTGCAGAAAATGTAATGGTCTCAGTTTCTAATCTTTCGGTTGTTAATGCCCATTTACCTAATCTATAAGCTTGTCCTCTACTTGTAGTTCCTATTGCCGTTAAATCTTTAACCCTAATTCCATTTCTTCTAACCCCGTCAGGATCTTCGATATATTCTATTGAAGGTTTATAAAAATCTTTTTTATCATTATACCTGACTAAAGCGACAGTATGTCTTGCCCTTCGGCTTGAACTTGAATATATAAAATCTCCATTTATAACATCAGCATTTGTAAACATAGTCCGAGGATCTCTTTGAACATCTTGACTAAAATCTATAGCTCCCCCTGCATAGTATTTCATTCCTCTAAATACACTTGCGAGGTCATCTAATACTGTATGGGCATCTTTAGCTTGATTTAAAACAACATTACACTCAAATCTAGGCTCCAGTCCAGACCCTGCAGATTCTGCGCGAGAATAACCATCATTTACCAAGATGTCACATTCCTGCCCTATATCGTATAGCGACCATTTATCAATGTTTTCTTCTTCTATAAAGTTGCCTAAACCATATCTTTTATTAGTTAAGATGTCATACATGATCCAAGCTGGATTGTTAGTCCACTTTTTATCAGCGTTAAATGTTCCATCCCATTCTCCAGCATAATTTTTAGACTCTGGACTGTAATTATCAGGGACTTTCACTTTTGTAAGTTTCATGTCGTAAGAAGTTGTAGGAACTTGAGCGAAAAATTCAGCATCAAATTTATTAGAGGCTAAACAAGAATGAGGATATCTAAATGACTGACTAAAAATTTCAGTTATAGAATCGACAAAAGTAATACATGTTACTCCAGGATGTATCGTGGGAGCAGTTTTTCTTATAATTTCAATCTCCCATGATTCAAAGTCAGATTCAAAAGACATGTCTTCTAAATCAATTCTTTGTTGATATAGGAATGGAGATGTTGTAACTTTTCCTTTTAAATTTACATTCTTTATTTTAGTAAATTCAGCAACATTTTGTTTATCCGGCCTATTAAAAATAGGCTTAACCGTTATCACAAAATCAGCAAAATAAGAAATGTTATCTCCATATTTATCTTTGTCTTCTATCTCATTATAACTAAGTGTATTTATCCTTAAATTTACGTTAACTCCAACGGTTTCTTTATTATAAAGTCTATAAACTTTTTTGTTTATTTCTGCGTTGGTTGGGTCTCTATCATATAAAGCTTGGTAATCCCCTCTAAATTTATCTCTTTTACGGTCGCCCTCGTCCAGTAAATCTGAAGGCCTTCCATCAGCATCAAAAGTAAAGTTAGGGCCAAGTATAACTTCACTAATTTGTCTAGTCACTGTAAGTTCATCGTCAAAAATAGATTCTGCGCCGATACCTGTCGCTCCTTGAGCTGTTCCAGGGACGAATTTAAAAGTGACATTACTAAAATTAAATTTTCCAGAAGTTGGGGCTATAGGGACATCATTGTAATAAACGGAATGTAATATTCCAGAAGTGATCTGAGTTCCAGGTAATATACCTGCATTAAAAGGTCTATGTTCTGCAATAGCCCAGCCTGTTCTTCCTAAATAACCTCCATGAAGTCGAAAAGTCCCTGTAGATAAACCTTCAACTTGCCCCTCCCCAATTAGATCAAGAACTTCAACTGTAGTCTTTGAAGTTGCTTTAGAGTAATCTTCACTACTGCCGATTTGAACAAAAACCCCATCGGTTTCGATAATTGGTTTTCGTACATCTCCCCCTTTAAATCCTTGTATTAACATCCAAATCCTTTTATAGTATTATCTACAACATCATTTGAAGTATAGGTTACTTCAAAGCTGGCGGCTACTCTATGAGCCCCAACTCTTAATTGACCGTAGCCTAAAGGAACAGCCCTTCCTTCTCCGACAGTGTTCGCTGGGCCGCTAAATAAATAACTTTCAGCAGAAGTCTCTATAGATGGAGGTTCTGGAGGTTTAGCTAACAAATTGGCTATGCCCGCAGCTAAAAGACCTATACCTGACATAATAAGGGCTACACCCAAAGGAGACCCAGTTCCTCCACTAGCCCCAATCATTATAATTCCAATAATTATAAGAATAACTCCAACAACTACCATAGCAAAATCTGCGAGACCCGCCCCCTCAACGACAGGTACAATATCTATAGTTTTAATGTTCTTTCTTATTGTCAAATCCGATGCGACAAGATCTTCAGGTTTATTCTCTATATCTGGTATATCATTCCTATGAGTCTTCCCATTAATAACTAACTTATACCTTTGGGTCATTCTCCCATGAGCTTCAATAATGTGATTTAATTTATTCTTTGTTAAGATGTTAATGGCTCTAAGAGCTTCGTTTACGCTTCTCACTTTTAAGTTCCATTCTTTTTTACCCATCTCTTTAGATAAAAAGCCAAACAATCTTATTTTAGTTAAATTTTTCTTCATTAGTGTCTCATTATCTTTGAGGTTTTCTTAAAGATTCCTTTAGAGGCAATCAGTTTCTTTATGTTTCTATGGGTAGACTTCTTATATAAAGGTTGGTCTAACAATATTCCATTACCTAAATAAACGGAACAATGACTATAAGGAATTATACCTCCACCTGAAAAAAATATTAAATCATGTTCCTTTAAATCTGACACATCTCTAAATCCCATAC